GTATTTGCCTTGTTGTGCATTGTATAGCATGTCAAAGCCGTTGTCGCCGGATCGTGCAACTTTGTGTAAAAATTCTTCAACATCGTTGCCATCACGGCCTTCTGCTACTTCTTCTTTTTTCTTAGGAGCATCGGGCCCTATAACTTTGCGTTCTTCTGCAGGTGTATGTGCTTTAGGCTTTTTGTTATACTTGACAGCCTTGATGCCTTTTTTGTTTTCTAATATTTGTCTAATTAACATTATTCTGCTTCCATAAGATCAAGAGCAATATTCCAATGATGAATACGATCTTCGAGACCAATAAACCCACCATTGATCTTTTTAGTTAGTGTATTCATATCACCTTGATCACACCATTGGTTTAATTGATTTTTGTGCCAGAACCAGCAGCCACTTAATACTGCCCACTCTGGTTCTCTTAATAGATCTGGATCACGTACCAGTGTATCGTCTTGGAACAAGTCCTTGGAACATTGTGCGTAATTGCTTTTGCCAGTGATCTGTATAATGCCACGACCGCGATACTTCCATCCTTCGCCCGACGCTTCTGGGCCATTGCCCATACGTCCGCCGTAGATTTTGTTAGCAATCATTTCAGGCTTGCGTTCATATTGACGTGCTAACTCGTCATTGGGGAAATACTTGCCAAACAACCCACGAAGCCCTTTGGCACCGTAGTTTAAATTTTCTTGTAAGATAGTAAAGTCCAGGCTTTCGTGCTGGCATTGAGCCACAAACCCTGCTACACGTGATGGTGTAACAATATCAAATGCTGGAAAATATTCACAAAACGCATCATACCACAATTGTGGATTTTTGTTTTTGCTGATACATCTTGCTAATTTATCTAATGTAAAGTCAAACTGAAACATAGCATTTATTCCTTATGCTATATTTACCATTGTTTGAGTTATTTCTTCTTAGATCGGCCGCTTTTCATATTGGCCATCCAATGCGCTAATTGGCCTTTGCGACCACCTTGTTTAGCCACTTTACGCAGTGTGCTGACTGATGCTTTGGTAGGAACACCATGACGCTTGCTGTCACCTTTGTCCTGCGGGTTCTTTCCATCAGCAAAGTTTTCCGCCACAGGTTTGGCAACAATAGGTTTAATTCTAGTTAATTCGTACATCACTTTGTTACCTGTATCAGCACGGAATGCTTTAAATCCCAATGCTCTGGCATAACGCTGAACTAATGTATCATATAGGCTAGCTCTACTTTGTGCGTTTTGTCCTTGCTCGACTTCTTTACTGGCTGAAAAGTATACCTTATTGGGCTTGTACTTTTTAATAAATGTTTGTATAGCACTTAACACAGTGGCAAACACACGCTGTGCATCACCTTCACCTGTGACTTCTTGGCTGTTGTTTCTAAAGAATTCAACACTCCATGCTTCTTCTTTGGTATCTTGACTAAATCCCTTGTTGAACATAATGCTTAGGTAGTTGCCATCATCCATTCGGGCTATTGCATCAACATCGCCGTAGTCGCTGGGTTCCCATTTAAGTTTATAAGGCTGATCAAATGCTTCATTCTCAATGCTTTCGCCACCACCGCCATCACCACCACCTTCTCCCGAGTCTCCACTATAGCCAGCATAGTATCCATAGCCGCCGTAAGGTCCAGGACCATAGGCTGCATACCTAGACTTTCGCTTGTAGTTTTTACGTTCGGTTACGAATTCACTGGCACGCATTTAGCAGTTCCATTTACGCAGTGCTAATGCCTTGCGAGTAGGTTTGCCGTTGGGTTTTTTCATCGGGCCCTTCATGCCACCCATACGAGCGCAAAAACTCTTGCGGCGTTTGGCTGCTTTTGAACCTGGTTTTAACTTACTAGGTTTAGTTGTCACTGCCATTTGTAATTTACTGCCTGGATTTTCTCTACGATAACTGGCTACACCTTTGGCATTTAATCCGCCGGTTTTGCTTTTGCCTTTGCTAGTTCTCCAAGCGGCTGCTTCATTTAACAATTCTTGATCATCTACTGATTCAAAATCTTCCCAGATAATCTCTGTATCGACTCCGTGCTGTAATGCTAAACTTTCCACCATGTCTTCAATGATGTCAAATTGCTCATCAGCAGAAAGATTTAATCCACTCAACTCTAATATTCTAACCAGATCGTCCATACCTTCCTCCATATTTTCTTTCTTAGTCTTGACATTGATAGCAGGACCTCTGCGCTCTGGATTGGGGTCTTCTCTACGCTTACGACTGGCCGCACTAGCGCGACCTTTTTTACCTAAACTATGTGCTTTGCTCTGTGGCAAACACTTGGGTTTTCCTTCGCTGCTGTCACCTCTAGCACAGTCGCCTTTGATTTTACCATCCGGACCAAAACGAACCCATTTATCGCTGAACCACTTTTTTAAATTTTCGTCCAGTGCATCATATTCTTCTTGTGTAATACTTTCATTGGAATTGCCCCAGTTGGCAGCACCTTTTTTGCGACATTGTACCAGTGCGCCTGATGCATAAGCACTGGGCCACACTTTGTATCTTGATTTTACTTTGTGATAACAGGCATCCTGTTTTTCGTTTAACTGTGCCTCTGCGACCATTGCTCCGCCGCAACCTGGACATTCACCGTTGCGTATATAAGTTTCTAGGCTTTCTTTTTTATTCTTGACACAGTTGGGATAGCGTTTGCCAAACATGGTCTTCATACCGTCTTTGTGATAACCCTTCCAGCAGGCTTCATCTAAATTATCATGCGAATGGTCTCCATGTGTTTCGCACATGCCGCAATCTTCGCAGACCATTTCCATCTCAACGGATTCATTGTGTTTCTTTTTACCTGCACAATGAGCCTTTTGACTAAAGCCTTTAGGATGACTACAGTTAATACTTTTTTTGTATTTCTGAGTCCATCCTTCGTTAATCACTTCGCGTATTTTCATATGCCGTATTTATTCCTCTTAGGTTTAGCCACGGGGCTAACAACGTTAGTAGTGTCCAGTTCTTGACTACGCATGTCGCCTTTGTTAAGATCTTTGTGACTGGCACCAATCACCTTGTAACTTTGATTTAACATGGCCTGTTCTTCTTCTGTGTAAGGATGTGCTGTTTTTCTTTTGCCATGCCATGTCTTGGGATCAATGTCTGGAGGATTAACACCATCGGAACAGGCCAATGCTAGACTTAGTCTGTATTGTGTATAGTCACCGCTACTTCTTTCACCGTCACCGAATGTGTTAAGACCACGAGTAGCCTGTTGATATCGTTTACCAATCACACCTGCTTTAACTTCAAACAATTCTCGTAGTTTCACTTCTTGCGTCCTCTAAAATGGCTGTTAACACTGCCAGTCATATATGGTAATGTAAACCACAACTTAAACCAATCTTTGTCTCCGGGCTTTAGCCCTAGATCCTTTTCTTTCTGTTTAATTGCAGCAGCCGTATGACTCATGTTCTCTATATTTACCGGTTGAAATCCTTTAAATTCATTAATGCCAGCCAACTTCTTAATGTAATCTAATTCATCCATGTTATTCCGCCACACCTTGAATCTTACGTTTAGATAATTCTTGCTGTAGTGCCTGTAGTTTGTTAGGAGCACGGGCAATGGCATTGCGAATATCGCCTGCTACATTTTTAGGAAGTTTAGCAAGTATGTCATTGACGATCTGTTCAACTTGTGCATTTTGTTGCCCGGGAACTTTGCTTTTCTCAGGTTTAATTTCAGGTTCATCATACTCGTCGTCCGTATCGTCTTCTGCTTCTAAATTGGCAAGATAAGATTCGTATTCTTCTCTACGAGAGTTCCAACTGTAGGCAAACTGTGTTAGGCTTTGATCACCCATCTGTTTGCCCATCTTGAATAATATAGGAGGCAATGATCTGCTGATTTCTGTAAATGCAATACGACTTTCACGATCTTCGCTAGCATCTTTTAAATAGTTGATCAATGGCGCAGCATATCTTGGTGCTTGTTTAGACAGTGCATACAAGTCGGCTTGTAGTTTATCAAAGTAGAAGTTTTGAAACCATTGAGCACTTTGTCCAGCAGCATTACGATGGAAGCCTTTTAACGAACCGTTGTTTTCTACCCAACGCTTGGCCATGGCTTTTAGTTTGCCGTATAATTGTGTTATAGGTTCGCCATTGGTAGCAATACTTTTTAATGTGCTAGGTAACGATGGACCTTCACCTAATGAAATCTCAGCCACAGCCTTTTTGGCTTTTTTAACAGGTTTTTCTGCAGCCATTTGACCCATACGTTGTTTGGCCTTTTGCATTAGGTCCATGACTTCTTCGTCGCTGAGTTCTGGACTCATTGCATCACGCCACACTGCAAATTGTTCTTCATCACTCTTGCCGGGATCAGTTAACACTGCTCGCATAGGAGTAGCACGTGGTCCTTCTTCGCCTCTGCTAGGATCGTCAGTTTCTTGACGACTAATAACATTTAAACTATCAAAGTTAAAGGGAATTTCGCCTTTCTTATTAGGTTTACCATTGTAGGCATTTAAGTATTGAAATGCCGCCTTTTGATCTGCACCAACAACTACTACAGCATTTTTGTAGCCCTGGCCGTTTAAGTTAGTTAATACGCGAGTCAAGTCTGGTAATTCATCTGTGGCTGTTTGAAAGATGTGACCTTTCTCTGGAAACACTTTACGATAGATTGCTAATTTTTCTTCAGGTTGTAGAGGATCATCTGGACCATAAGTTTTGCTGACAACAAAGTAAGGATCTCCGCCTAACTGTTCTGCGTGTGTGATTACACTGCTGGCCAGCATCATATGTCCTTTGTGTCCCATACCACGGCCCCATCCTACTACTGCGGTGTTGCCCTCGCCGGTTCTATCTATTGCTTCAAACAGTTGACGTAATAACATATTAATCTTTCCTTGGTGCCCATGTGGCTTGATCAATAGCTTTAACGTGTTGACCAGTTACGGGATCTATATATACATACCCTTCAGGTTTGGTTTGTCTGATGCCGCTGTGTGTGCCAGCACTGGCTCGTCTGTGCATGTCCATCTTGGCTGCACTTAGTTTTTCCACAGCAGTTAACACAGCATCCAAGCCTGGATTATTTAAAATTTCTGTTGTTCTTGATCTAGGAATCTTTTTAGCATCCATGGCATTCTCAGCCCATGCTTTAAACTTTTCTTTAACTCCGGCTACTCGCAGATTTTCGTTATAGAATTTATACAATATATCACCAAACAAGTTAACAACTTCTTCTTCGCCGCTAGGGCCTGGTCGCTTACGTTGTAGGAAACTGTTAATAGCCTGCTCGTTTTCATCAATGAAAGCGTTGGCATCGTTTAACAAGTCGTTATCAATGCCCGGTGCTTGCTCTACATAGGTGGTACCTTGAACTATAACGTCCGGAGTTGACAACCCTTCCGCATCAGGATACCTTCCTTCGTCGCCACTAATAGATTGATAATATCCTGTGGCAGCAACCATTAACTTGGCACCTTTGATACGTTTACCTAGATCACTGTTTTTGCCGATATGAAACCCGGAGATATTAGGAGAAAATTCATACTCTCCGGTTTTAGGATTTAGTATTGCTTGCGCAGGTTCACCGTTGGGTTTTCTGCCAGGATAAAATAATAGGCCGCCTTCTAAGAATCCTGTTTCGGGACTGACTTTTTCAAAGTAAGGCCATAGATTGGCAAGTTGATTGGCATAGGCCTGTCTTTGTTTCTCTTTACCTGGTTCAGTTTTACCTGTTCCTAAAATAAAGTTTTTAATATCGTTGGGGCTAGACATCAGTGTAGTTACACCTTCTCCGGCCTGTGTTTTACCGCGCTTTAAATATTCCCAAGCATTTTTAGGTATAAGTCTAAATGTGCCATCTTCGTCGCGTCCCCAATATACTACAGGACTGCCATCCCATTTAATTTCGTTGGCACCGCCAGTGCTAGCCATGCCTTGTATAATTCTCACAGCAGCACGACCACCTTCGGAACCTGCAGATATTCCTTTAGATGGTATACCTGTAAAAATTAAATCTTCGACGTGTTGATACTTACGCCCAACAGTTGGCGCAGCAGATTCTTTGAGAACAAATTCACGAAATCTCATACCAATTTATTCCTCATACGCACAAACCATTCGTTGGTGCCAACATCAGGAGTAGCAGCCTGCCAACTGGAACTGGCTCTGGCCTTGGCAAATATTTCATTGCGTTTAGCATCATCGGGAATTGCAGCCATGATACTTTCTACACTTCCTAAATCAGCAGCAGTTGCATTATTACCTAACAAATAACGTGCAATGTCATCTAACTCATCACTTAAAAAGTCACTCTTCTTTCCAGCAGCATCACGTTTGTAAAGTCCTTCGTCCGGACTCCACAACAGTCCTTGACTGCTGGCCAGCGTGTTCATCATCATTTGTTTATTAACACCCTTGTATGGACTGCCTTTGGGTATATTATGTATATGAAATTTATAAACTCTAGCCGCGTTTTTAACTACCTTTATGTCTACTTGATGATACTCATCACCAAACGGTAGCTTTACATGCACAGTTACAGCAATACGTCTAGTTTCTAAACCTTTTTCCTGTAGATATTTTTCTAATTCAATACGAATCTGTTTTGAATCTTCTACTTTAAAAAATTCAGCGGCAATATCTAAATCAACCATGACATCCAAATCGCCGCTCATTTTTCCAGGTGTTGGGGTTGCGCCGCTGCCTATCCTGTAGATATTAAGACCAGTACCTTGTAGATACTTTTCTAATTGTTTTTCTAAATCTTCAGCGATAGCCTGATCAAACGCTGTGCTTTCTGGCCATATGTTTCCGCCTTCAGTTAACATCATCGTAATGGCCTTCTTCGATATTTTTTAATTCTTGTCTGTGAAGATTTTCACAGATTTCTTTTACTAATTCTTCGTCTAATTCACCCGGTAAGTTTTTTTCTTCGGTAAACGTTTCTTTATATACTTTGTAAGCATGATTTACCATTGCTTCAAACGCCTTGGCCGTAAATTTAGTCTTATTGGCTTTGGCTTCTTTTACCTTCATGACAAAAGGATAATAATTTTTCCTGTAGAATTCAGGATCATTGTTCATAAAGTATTGCAGATCGTCTGCTAGATCATAACTAGGAGAAAATGCTTCTTCAGAACTGGGACTAAAAATTTCAAATATTTTCATAAATTTACACCATCGAAAAGACGACTATGCATTATTTATCGAGTATCTGAGATTAGGTTAGTGGTTTAGTAAAACAAAATTCACAGTACCGTCAGTGTATGTAATAACACAGCGTAGCCATACAAAATTGCCTGTGAAGTTCTGTAGCACAGATACATTGGTATTGGTCAAATACTCTAGATCAGTGTTGTCTATGTCGAACCAGTCAGTAGTTACAGGATCAATTGCCAATGCACCCTGCATCTTAAACGTTCCTATAAATCCAGTAAATTTTAGTTGAACTGTGTGTAGACCGTCACTGCGACCGTAATAACCGTCACCTTTAAATTTTTCACTGGTAATTGTTACCACTGAACTATCAGATGGGTGACTGTTGCTTGAAACTAATGTGCTGCTTAATACTGGCATAGTAATTATTTAGTTAGGTTTATAATTTTATCAATTCTCAGTATATCGCTATTAACGAACATCTTAACCATGGACATAGTAGCATCGTCTTTGACATAAAAGTAAAATCCACCCCAACTACGATCCTTACACAGATTTTTTTTACAAGTTTTAGTCATTCTAATCTTGTTTATCTTTGCACTCCAATCTACAAAACTACTGTAGTTTTGTTTAGTTTTGCCTAGAGTAACTCTGTAAGCATAGGGAACTCGTTTTAATATTATTTCACCTGTATTGATTACGACATTGTCGGGAGGCCCGCACATGTATTTTGTTCGGCCCACATCTAAATTAGCCATAGCCACTGCGGAATCTAAGTGATTGGTATAAAAACTCAGTAGAGGTTGTTCGATTCTCAATTCATAATCGCTAAAACTTTTTAATAAATTCAATACCTCAACAGAATAAAAATAGTCTGTTGGATTTTTGATATTAAGACATTGATATTTGAGAAGATTGTCCGAAGCATATTTTCCTAACATTTGGTCAGCATGGTCAATGTTGTTTCCTCTAAACCATGCCGCCGCCGGACAAATTATCACAGTTTTATATCTATATACGCCATTAAATAGTTTTTGACTATGTTTAACTTTGATCTGTTGAAGATTGCTCATGATACTCTAATTTAGCAATTTTAACTTTTGGAATTATGACCAATTGATTGTCAACAATACCAATAGTGATGATGCCACCGTTCTTAAGATCTCCAAACAACATCATTTTGGCCAACGGACGTTTAATTTCCTTGTCAATGACTCGTTGTAATGGCCTTGCCCCCATTTTACTATCGAATCCTTGTTTGACCAACCAATCCACAGCGTCATCACGCAGTTTAATTTTAATACCTTTTTCATGTACTTGATCTCTAAGTTCAACCATAAACTTACCAACAATTTTAATCATTGTTTCTTTGCTGAGTTTGGCAAACGTAATGATACCGTCTAGTCGATTGCGAAATTCTGGTGCAAAAAACTTCTTGATATCAGCATCGCTGTAATCTTTTTCTTGTTGACCAAATCCTATGTGATTTTTCTCGCTGGCCTGTGCGCCGGCATTGGTAGTTAAGATCAACACAATATTACGACAGTCTGCTTTTTTACCATTTGATCCAGTGATAAATCCATTGTCCATCATCTGCAACAAGATAGTTGACACATCAGGATGTGATTTTTCAACTTCGTCAAACAACAACACAGCATTGGGATTTTCTTGAATCTGCGTGATTAGCAATCCTGCGTTTTCTTCGAATCCCACATAACCGGGAGGTGATCCAATCAGTTTACTTACACTGTGTTTTTCTTGATATTCACTCATGTCAAATCGCAATAACTTAACACCAAGATGTTTACTCAACGATTTAGCAGTTTCAGTCTTGCCACAACCTGTTGGGCCCATGAATACAAAAGATCCAACAGGTTTGTTTTCTGATTTAAGACCTGCACGGGCCACAAGAATTTTATCAACCACAGTCTCGATAGCAGAATCTTGCCCATACACCTCACTCTGCAAGTTGCTCATTAAATTACTAAGATTACTGGATTCTGATTCCATAATTACTTCAGCAGGCAGTTGAATCATTTTACTAAGTTCAAATTGAATTTCTTCTTCTCCGATGACTCGATCGCCAGCCAATTTAATATTAAATCGTGAACATGCACAATCAATCAAATCAATTGCCTTGTCTGGTAATTTTTTATCTGTTTGATATTTCACACTGAGTTTGATTGCTGCCTGAATAGCATCGTCTTTGATTTTAACTTTGTGGAAATCTTCGTAGTACTTCTTAATACCTTTGAGAATCTGTACAGACATTTCTTGTGTTGGCTCATCAACAGTGATGCGCTGGAATCGACGCATCAGTGCGCGATCCTTTTCAAAGTGCTTGCGATATTCTTCCCAGGTAGTTGATGCTACTACTTTGATATTGCCTTTGCTCAGTGCAGGCTTCATCATGTTGGCAAGATCGTTAGCACTGTTGCTGGCAGATCCAGCACCACTGATCATGTGTGCTTCATCAATGAATAAAACAGTCTTGCCTTTTTTCTGTAGTGCTGCCAACACCAGTTTAAATCGTTCTTCAAAGTCACCACGGTATTTGCTACCGGCTAGCATGGCAGATATGTCTAGGTTGTACACAGTGTAATTTTTAAGAAATTCTGGAACAGCACCGTTGACAATATTAAACGCTAGTCCTTCTGCAATCGCAGTTTTACCAACACCTGGATCGCCCACTAAGATAACATTATTTTTACTACGACGCCCCAACGCTAGGGCAATATTTTCAAGTTCTTCTACTCGTCCAATAACAGGGTCAACTTTGCCTTTGGTTACTGATTCATTAAGATTAGTTGTAAACGCCTTAAGTGCTTTAGATGACTGATTCTCTGTTTCGTCATCGGTGCTGTCTAATTCGTTGTGTAGATAGTCAGCAAATTTATCTTTGTCAATGTTAGCCTGTTGTATGTAATAGAATGCAAAAGATTTTTTCTCACTCATAATGGCAAGAAATACATCAGTACATTCAATTTTTTGACGGCCATTAAACAGGACCTGTGTAAATGCACGATTGAGAGCACGTTCAACGGCCTGAGTTTTTTTAGGTTTAGTTACACCATCTGCAATGACAATTTCACTTAATTTGTTTTTGAGATAATGTTCGAGATTTTTACGTATATAGTCAGTATCTGCACCAAATCCAGAAACGCATTTACTAAATGATTCTTCGCATAACATGGCAAAACATAAATGTTCTAATGTGATATACTCATGATTTAATTTTTTAGCAACATCTATAGCTTTATCAAACACCATTTGCAGTTCGCTACTTGGTTCTACCATTTCATTTTTCCTTTTAATACAAGATTTATTTTATTATAACAGACTTTTTATCAACAATCAACCAGTTGATTTATTGTGATTATTAAATTCATTTTGTAATTTCAGTATTCGATCAACTAAAATAATGTCGGTTATTTCGGGTATACTGACAGTTACCTTGACTAAAAGGTCTCCAGTTCTTCCGTTGGTTGAATTATTAAACCCACGACCCTTGCATACAAACTCGGCGCCATGTTGTGTACCTGCTCGTATCTTTAAATCTAACTTGGTTCCATCTAATGATTGAATTTTTTTATTACATCCAATCATTGCTTCAAACACAGAGATTTGCAACATAAAAATTATGTTGTCGCCTACTCGTTGATACAACGGGTCTGATTCAACTATCACGGTGACGTTTAAATCTCCACGTTGCAGATTTGGATGTGCATCGTCACCTAATCCTTGATACTTGATAGTTTGTCCATGACTGATGCCCGGAGGCACGTTAATTGCCACTGTTTGTTTTTTACCCGACGGCAATGTGTAGGTTGCTTCGAGTTGTTTTCCTAAAAAACTGTCCTTGAATGATACCTTGCAATTAATGTTTAAATCTCTATTTTTTCTCATACCTTGAGAAAATGGATCCCATGGACCACCCTGTTGTCCAAAACTAAATGCTTGGCCAAATATATCTTCAAATCCACCAAACCCACCTGTGCGTACATGAATATGTGGCCGATGCAATTGTTCATTGTCGTATTGTTGTCGTTTGGCAGCGTCGCCAAGGGTGTCGTATGCTTGGCTTATTGATTGAAAAGTTTTTTCGTCGCCGCCACGATCAGGATGATGTTTCATGGCCAATTTTTTGTAGGCCTTTTTTATATCATCCTGATCTGCGTTTTCTTTTACACCTAATGTTTCATAGTAGTTCATACTACTAATTATACAGTCTTAGATAGTAAAGGTCAATCTCTTGGCGGCATAAAATCGCTGTCGAACGGCTGTGCAGGTCCAGATGGACGTCTGTTAGCACTTGGCATGCCTGGTGTTGGTGTTATCGGTGTTGTGCCCCAACTTGGTGTTGAAGGTGCGCTTCCAAACCCGCCTCCGCCAAAGCCTGTTGATGCCAGAGGGACTGCCCCAAAACCTGGACTGGATGTGCCGAAGCCTCCTGTTGTCGGTTGGCCAAATGTTGAAGACCCGCCCGCAAATCCTGTTGTTGGTGCTTGTATTCCGCCATTATTGGCTCCTCCAAGTTTTTCTTGTGTGCGACCAAATGCCGCAATACCTAAAACTGCACCCATTGCAATATGGAATAGACCAGCACCTTGCAGTGTTAGTGGATTCCATTGTGTGATTGGAGAATGAGTAAAGGTCTGTAACAGACTCCATAAGATGGGAAATATAACCATGTCCATGGTGCAGACCAGCATATACATCCATCCCATCATTGGACGCCATTTGCTGTTCATCCAATCTTCTTTTTTTACTTCGCTTGCGCTTTTAACTTCTTCACTCATTTTCCGCTCCTATTTAATTTTTACATTCCTAACTTCTCTAATTTGGCAATATAGTTGGCCATCATGTGATCAAACACACCAATGTACTTTTGCCCTTTTGCCCTGGCCTTTAGTCTACTGCGAATCATATCTTTCACACGTTGCCAAGGAGTTAGGTCTCTAAACTCTCCATGGAAGTTCATATACTTGTGTGTGCCGTGATGATCAAATCCCATGAGTCTAAAAGGAACTTTGGTCACATCGTCACAGTTGTTCTGCACTCTGTAATGTTCAACAGTCAAACTCTTAACAAACTCTGCATTGCCAACTCTAGGTGATCCAAATGTTACCAATGCTGTTACACGATCCTGCATACGACTGGCAGCGATTGTGGCCATGGCTGCACCAAGACTGTGTCCAGTTACGTATAGGTTGCCTGGATTGGCTTCTAGTGCTGCTGAGATAGTGGGCCATAGTTTATTGATTTCACCTTTAAAGCCAACATGCACCTTGCCGCCACAGGCTTCGATATTCTTGCCAGCTTTTAAGTCTGCCAACACATCTGACTTTTCAGTTACTTCAGTACCTCTAAATGAAAGCACAGTGATAGTACCGTTGGTCAATAGATATGCCTGAGCCCCATCAATGTCAAAGAATTGAATAATCTTATATCCCAAGGCTTTGAACTTGGCAGTGGATGTTTTAGGATTGTCGTAGGTAGTTTGCGCTATGTTGGCAAACTCTAATAATAATTGTGTTTTCATTTTTAGAACCAAAGGTATAGGCCGTTTAGACTTAGTAGGATACCAAAGCCTGCAACAACAAAACTGCCCCAGAACATGGCCACGCTAACTGCTAAAATACTTGCTGATAACACAACAATAGCCAACTGATAGGCTGTGCTTGCATAACCAATCCAAGGACTGGATTTTTTAGCCTCTTCACGCACTGCCTCCATTTCTCTTGCTTTAACAGCAATCTCTTTCTTGTCAGCATCCATGCGCTCTTTCTCTGCCTGGAATTCTTCTTTTAGTTTTGGATCAGTAGTTGTCTTGGCGGCAATTTCGTATGTAACGCCACGTCCTGCTTTGGCTTGATATTGTGCCCATGTATTGTTAGCACCCAGTGTATTGTTTAATACTGTACTAGATAACTTGCCGCCGTACCATGCATTCACTGCCAACAACAATGCAAAGATGCTAATAACCATACCTGCTTTGTCTTTTAGTTTTGCTTCACGCTCTGATCGTGATCCTACTGGAGGCTTAGGTGCGTCCGGATCTTTTGGTGTTTTTGTTACTAACTTTAATACTGAATCAACCAATGACATTATTTGCTCCTTTTAAAATCCGAATATATTTTTCTTTGGTTCTATTAAAAATTTTTCTGCTATGGCTGCACCTTTGGCTCTTACATGAGCATCGGGGCTGACTAGCATTTCATTTATCAATGCAGCCTTTGCCATCCTATCCATAGTTTGATCTTTAGATATTGATTTTTGAACATCTGGATTAGTGGCGCAGCCTGCTAACAACATTGCTGCAATAATTAATACAATTTTCATTTGATGCTTTCGTATATTTTCTTTTGTGATTCATACCACTCTTGCCAACCGTCTACTTTTGTAGAACACTCGTGATACAGAGTATAGTTATGAATTACTACTTTTAACATCTCTGTTATAGCCACTTGATTGCCTTCAATCTTTTTAAGATTTTCGCAACGTTCTTTTAATATTTGCGGTACTTCGGGAAACTTAGGCTTAACAGGAATAGAAGTGGCACAACTTGTTAACAACAGTGTTAAACTAAGAATTAAAATTCTCATTTCTTTGGCCTTTCTGCGGCGTTATTCATATCTACCGCTTTGTTATGTTCAATAATGATATCTTGCGGGATTGGACATTTCTCAATGAATATTTTTACTTCTTCTTTTTCTTTAATCACACGATCAATGTATTCAATCTGTGTCTTGCCTTTTTCCTTGATAATTTTAGTTTTCTCAACTATTTTTTCTTGGATCACTGTATTTGTTTGCTGTGATTTTTCTTCTGCTATCTTAACTGCTGCTTCAAGTTTAGACACTCGCTCACGCCAGGCCATTTCTGTGTCATAGCCGCCACGCAGCCATACACCTAAAACTAGTAACACAATGCCAAGTGGTTGCAGTACTTTAACATAATTTCCGTAAAATGGAATCCACTTGCCTAACCAACCGGCAAGTACTCCTGTAATACCAGCAATGATTATGGCCCAATAGAGCCCACTTAACACAGCGTCCGGTATTAGATCCAGCATCCAGTAAATTTGATTCATCTTCTCAACTCCGCTACCAATGCATATCCATTATTTTCTATAATAAATTTATTGTCAATTTTGTTAATGTTATACGGGCCGATGAATTTTGTAAGATATAATATTTCAGAAATATCACTAGAGTTCATTTGGAATGCTCCTTGAACAGATTCGTAAATTCTTTGTTTGCGACCAAAATCAGATACTATCAAATTCAACGATCCGTTGAATGGTTTTTCTAGCGTCAATTGGTCATGATCGAGATCAATGCTTTCTAAATAACTTTTGTTAAAAAAGTTATCCACATTTTCCATCTGAACTTCATTGATTTTGTTTTCATACTGATTGGGTGTAGTTGGCACAGCATCAGTCAACGACTCGAGGTCAGCGAGATTTGATCTAAAACTTCTATAGTATCTAAATCTAAAATCTTCAGTGTCCACTAATTTCTTTACACCATCTAATATTTCCACAATGCGCGAACTTAGATTTTTATCACGTTCCATTTCAACAAATACTTTGTACTTGCCTTCTTTGACTTCGCCCGGGCTAACATCTGCGTCTAACACAAATTTATAACCTTTTTCAATAAAACTTTCTAGATCCTCGGCAGCATCTTTACTTTTTACATTGAAAGAAATTACAGAAACATCTTGATCATTGCCCATTTTACTGCTGTATGAATCAATTTCAAATACATTGTCAACAAGGTATCTCAAATCGGCAGGTCTTAACTCTTCATTAAGGTTCATACTGCTGCTCCTGGTACTGGTGGAGTTCCAGTGACTGCCGGTGCTCCAGCAGCCGGTGCAACTGCTGGAGCAGCAACATCTTGTCCTTGACTAGAATCTACTCTGCTGTTGCGACCAAAACGTTCGTTGCGTAATTTATCCATGTAACCTTCAAACATGTCAAACACTAATTTTTTAGGCATGGAGATAGTCACTACCCAAATAGCATGACGATCTAACTTGCCTTTCTTAGTGCCAGGACGAAAATCGTCAGGACTTTCAATTTTGCGAGGTTGTAGAATAAAACTTTCTTCAAATTTTACTCTACAGTCGTGTTCAAGCAGTCGTTTAGCAGCCCGGGGATTGGGCATGTTTTCTTTCGGCCACATGAATTTACAAGTTACCCAATGTCGATCAACACGGGGTCCCTCTAATAATTCGCCTTCTAACCAATTTTCGTAGACGTAAATATCCAGAATTTCTAACACACGTTCATAGTCTTTTAAGACGCTCAGTGCAGTATTATTACTGTATAAGTTTTCTATATTTTTAATAACTTCTAAAATGTCAGCCATAGTGTCTCGTTAATATACCACAGTATTTAGTTGACCTAAAAACAAATCATATCAGTTTACTTTTTGACAATATCAGTAAATAGTTATGTAGGACCTGTGAGGATAGGCGGTCCCTACGGTCCTACTTACTTAAAGTAGGAGAACTAGATGAGTAAAAGAGTGAAAAAACGCTTTAATTCTGAAGTAAACGTGATTGATTTTCAAACCTATCTTCCAGCAAAGAAGCTTCGAGTGTCGTTACACGCTCGAAACGGCCACCAAGTACAATATCTTGAAAAATTACAAGACGACAATAAAAACATAGTTTTTGCTGTGGGGCCAGCCGGCACGGGTAAAACCATGCTGGCAGTGCAGGTAGGCGTTAAATTGTTTCAAGAAGGTAAATTTGACAAAATTATAGTTACTCGTCCCGCCGTGTCAGTGGATGAAGATTTGGGATTCTTACCAGGAACTATGCAGGAAAAGATGGCTCCGTGGACAAGACCTATCTTTGATGTTCTAGGAGAATATTATCTAAAAAAAGATATAGAAGACATGATCAACGAAGGTGTGATCGAAATCAGCCCATTAGCCTACATGAGAGGCCGAACCTTTAAAAATGCATATATTATTGCAGATGAAATGCAAAATGCTACCCCTAATCAAATGAAGATGTTGCTTACAAGATTGGGAGAAGGTTCTAAAATGATTGTCACTGGAGATCTGAATCAAGCAGACAGACTAGATGACAACGGACTCATTGATTTTATACGCCATATTAATGAACACAAATCATTAAAGTGTATAGACTTGCAACATTTTGATAAAAAGGATATCGAAAGACATACTGCTGTAAAAGAAGTGTTATCAGTTTACGGTGAATAAAAAAGGCTCCTTCGGGAGCCTTTTTGTGTACTGCTACAATTAACTGTTATAAATGACCTAGTCTAACCATAGTTGCGGCTAGATTAATTTCTGGATCACTTACCAGTGTGTGATCTGCCAGACCTTGTTTAATAATTAGGATGGCTTTTTCTTGTTGAACATCCTGACCAAACAATTCGATGTTGTCGTAGAGCCATCTAAAAATTTCTTCTACTTCTTCTGGTCTAATCTGACTGCAAACAAGTTTTCTAGCCTGACTCACTTTTCCTTGTTTGAATAATTCCACCATCTGGATACGCCAGTCGGACAAATTGGCATCTACTTCATTTGGTGAAATCAGTTTTCCGGTACTGCTGTTCATTTGCACAGTATTAATACATTTACGTAAGTCGGGATATTTTGCCTTGACATAAGTGTCTAGGGTGTCGAGATCAAATTCTATGTTTTCTTCAACAAGAATTGTAGCAACCCTAGCAGTAAATTCTGTAGGATCAACTTTCTCAATATGAAATCCTTGGCACCGACTGTGTAGTGCTGGAATAATTTTGTTGGGATAATTGCAAGTGAGAATAAAACGTGCAGTAGTATGATATTCTTCTAACAGTCCACGCAGTGCTGCTTGAGCATTGTGACTCAAATAATCAGCCTCATCTAACAACACAACCTTGAAGTCTCCAAACGGAATCATCTGTACAAAGTTAGTGATCTTATTTCTAACATCATCAACTGAGTTAACACGACTGGCATTGATTTCTAACACATCAAGATCGTTGGTATCCAATAAATTCAAAAGAATCTTTGCCAAGGTGGTTTTTCCAATGCCGGCATGTCCGCTGAACAACAGATGTGGAATGGTTTTTTCTCTAATCCAATTTTCAATTTGTTGCCGTTGGTTAGTGTCTCTAAACACATATCCATCTAATGTGTTGGGGCGATATTTTTCTACCCATAGATTATTCATACAAGTTCCTCAACAATACCTAACATTTCTGCTAAAATTAATAGACCGCCGGCAGCAATTAAGTTACCTTGGATTAAACATCCGCCAGCACCAATGCGAGTAATACTTTTTACAAGGCTGACATAAAAATGTCCCTTGCTTGTATCTTTAGGTTGTACTTCCATTTTTAATCCTTTCTGCATCAACTACACGTTGACGTAATTCTGTTGTTGAAAAACTGTGTTCTCTGCGATTAAAATACAGTTCCATATCTAAGTTGTCGCCTGTAAATGATTTACTTGCATACTCGTCTCCTAGTATTCTAACATCAATAGGATAAGATTGCAATACATCTAGGAGTTCTTTTTCGGTAGCATAAACTACAACTTCATCTACATACTTACAGGCTTGTAGTTGTACGTAGCGTTCAAATATACCTTGAACTGGTTTGTTCTTTTCGGGACGATCAATAGTTGGATCAGTTTGTAGGCCAACTATCAAATAGTCGCATTGTGTTTGTGCTTCTTTGAGCATCATGATATGACCTGCGTGGAACAAGTCAAAGGTTGAGCAAGTAAATCCTATCTTCATCTTGCTATTATATAGAAAAAGAAAGGGTCTGTCTAGACCCTTTGAGTTATTTGCTCACAAAAGGAGCCAACCCCGGCGGCACCCACCCTATGGGTTTCAATACCTTACCGTCCTCACGTTTACGAACTTTGCCTGTGTCTTTATCGATCTTAGCAAAGTTTGTACTCATGACTTCTTTCCATGCACCTTCGGCGTCAGCACCTAATGAATGGATTGAACCTATGGTTACAACTAAAATATCAATAAGTGCGTCTAAGGTTTCGACTTTGTCATTGTTATCTAATGCAACGGTAAGTTCTCTGACTTCTTCTTCAATTAATTTAATATACATATTAAATTGATTTTGATCAAATTTTCCAACAGTTTGATCGCATGCCTGCATGAATTTTTCTTGATCACGAAACGGGTTCATTACTTGTTTTCCAATCTGTATGCTTCAACTGCTTCCTGAACTTCGATACCTCTAGCAATATAGATATCGTTGGGTTTCTCGTCTGCTTGTAAAAGAATGGCTTCGGTATCTATCCTGCGAATAATTACTTCCTTGCCATCTTCTTCTACCTTAATACCTCTAGTCCATCGGCCGTGTTCTACATAGATCCATTCACCTACATGAACATCTTTTTGTTCAGGACCCACTGCCCAAACTTTTGCCCACCGAGGTTTAACACCGTGCGCTTTGCCGTCGTCACTTTGTAGAACAATGCCCGACGCAGTTTTCTGTTCTTCAAACCCCATGTCAATAACCAACACGTTGTTACGCAATGGTTTTAATTTTCCTTTGACTACATTCATGTGTGTCTTTCAAATGTCTTTAACGGCGTTGGGATTATTTTGATAATACTCTGTCATAACATCTTCACGTTTACGAATTATTTTACCGCCTGGGCCTAATTCGTCTCCGCGAGCATTTACCCGAGCATTGCCCACTGCCGGAGTCATTTCGTTACGCATACGTAGTTTTTCTAGGTCAATTTCTTTTCCCAGCATTGATTTGTATACTTGTCTTTGTGCTTGTCTAGCTGCCATAATACTCTCCTTTAATACACATACTTATCTCATAAATTCAGAGAACTCTAAATTATATTTAATACTGTTTATTCGATGAACACCGATCAAATACAGCACATAACTGGCCACACTCGATCCACGCCCTACGCCCCATACTATGTTGTTTGCTCTGCAGGTATCTACAAAGTATTTTAACCAACGCAACAGATCGATCATATTTCTGTTGCGAAATTCTGCTAGTTCTAACTGTACTCTAGCATGATCTGGATCCCAGGGTGCCGCCTGATCGTAAATCCATTGTTCTATGTCTAGATCTTTGTACTGCTGAGGCATAATCCAATTATTTTGATTGCGATAATCGAACTGTTCTTGATCAGTGTCAGTTGTGGGTTGTTGGAATTCGATATTCAATGCTGTTTGTAACTGCAAAATTTCAGTATCTTGATCTACAATTAATTTGGACACTTTGTCTATATGCCCTTGATAAATTATATCAATTATATCGTTGCTGTCAAATACAGACTGACCAAGATTGTTTATTCTCATGCATACATTTTAACTGACATTGATGAGATTGTCAAGATCTTTACTGCGTTTTTGATACAATTGATTGAGTTGTTGTTGCCTACGATGTTGCATCTCAGTTTTATACATGTCTAAAAACATGGTTATTTGTCGTTGCACGTTGGCATTTTGAGTTTGCCAATATTTTTTTGACAAATCTAGAATACGCTGTTCGATCTCAGCATCCTTTAGTTGACTAAAATCTTCACTTAATGGATGTGACATTATAGATATGTTCCGATAAGATTAGCAAACACCGTTATACCACCGTCATTAGAATATAGTTCAACAACTTTGGTTTCCCCACCAGTGCTTAATGTTCTACCAGTAGTGTCTAAATTTGTGCTTAATCTAAAAATTCCTGCGGTAGTTAGAAAAGTAAATCTCGGAGTAAAGTCAGCCGCGCCGCCGCTAAAAGAAATTTTGATGTTAGCATGAAGATTACTGACAGGCCATCCGCTCAGTCTCACTGTGAATTCTGGATTATACGACACGGAAGGTGTAGCATTTGACACTGCAAAAATTACATTAAAAAATTCTGCATCACCGACATTGATAGCAACTTCGGGAGTAGCACCAGTGCTGGCATTAAATGTAAATGTGCCTTTATTAGAAAATTGTGTGTAAACTTCTTGCAGTTGTGCATTAGATAATATACCGCCGCCAAAATCATTGGCGTCGTTCAATTTTGCTGTGTTAGTCTCTAACGCAGTAATTTCAGCTTTGGTAGTGGTAAAGGCTGACTTGATATAGGTAAAATTATCCCTAAATCCTTGACTATTATTGTCTTGACCAGCCACTGGATAAGTCTGGTCGATTGATTCGAAATTTATTGAGCTCATGTTATAACGGTCCTGTTATTGTTAAACGCAAGATATTTATCGCTACCGAAACCAGTGACAGAATCTATTATGTATCGATCAATTTCATAATTTATCTGTTTGAAATCAAAACCACTGTTTTTTATATTCAACAAAATGGCAGCGGATTGTCCTGGCTTACAGTAGCAAATTGGTACGGATTTGACAAATCCCAACTCTCTTTTCTGATTACTCTGTATACTGCGCATATACAGTGGCAAATACTCGCGTTCAGTTTCACCTAGTTGTTTTATTCTAAATTGCCAGTTTGTCACACTGGCTGGGAACCTAGTTTGCTGCCCACCAGCAAAGTAGTGCTCACTATCAGTGGTAACAATTTGATTGGGTCTAAATGCCCATGGGGCATCTTCGTTCAATACATTTACATCCCTGCTCCAAGTAACTGGTCTAGAATCTATATAGATTGGCAAAGGATCGTCGGCCATATTCACCGTTAACGCAGCACTGCCGTTGCTGTTTTCCAACGGATCTATCATCTCTACATATACGACTTCATAGACTACCGTATTGGTTCCTACTATCTTGGCCTGTGCTGTTTGTACAGCGCCGAATCTAAAACGTTTTTTCTTGTGATTTCTACCCATGGCTTCTACATAACGTGCAGCATCGACTGTTTCGATTCCGCCATAGATAATCATTTTGAGATCTCTTTGTATACCAAAATTACTGTCGCCTAATCTATAAATTAAATTTGGATTGAAAATATTAGTGTCATTAATAAAGTCTGCAAATACAGTTCGTTCAGTAGGTTTTAAAAATGGTCTTACACTGATGTTGCTGTACAGTTTGTCATTAGGAGTGCGAATTGCTAATGAGAATGTTTGATCTATTTGACTGTACAAGAATTGATCTCTAGCACGTACAGTAAACTGGTAATTGCGATCCAGTGTGGTAGTGTTGGCATCAATGATAAAATCGCCGCCGTCAAATGTAATAATGCCAGCAGCACCAGCAGTGCCAAATTGATTTACCTTGCCAGTGATCTGACCATTAAGACTTAAAGTCAATCCAGGAGGTAATTGTCCGCTGATTAACTGATAAATCACAATGGCATTGGGCACAGTAGTGCTGGCCTCCACTGCCAAGGTAGATATGATGTTGGCATTTATGTTGCCAAGATCGGCAGCAGTGAGGAATTTAATTGTGCTGTCTACTTCTCCTAGAATATTTACAGTGAATATTCTTGAAGCAAATGCACTTTCGTTGTTGGTAAAAAACCTAGTGGCCCTCACACTGAATTTATAACCAACAGTGATAGCCGGCTGATAAGGAACGTTTCCAAAAATTTCTGCAGTGGTAGCATCGAAGGTCATGCCAGGAGGCAAAATACTTTCAGACCCGATCAATACTTGTGTATTATTGGGCACTGATACCGCCAACGCAGGACTAATTTGCAGTCTATAGGTTGTAGAATTCACAGCCACAACACCAATGATGCTGTAAACTTGACTGGTTGCATTGAGCAATGTGTCACTGAGTCTAAATTTCATGCCGGTCTCGGGAATTGCAGATGTGTTTTGCACACGAATATATGCAGCACCTCCGATATTTTCATCTACAGCAACTTTGATAGATCTACTGACAATTTCTGGATTTACTGCTTCCAGTGCATATATTGCTTGAGGCAATCCTGGAATATCATCGTATGTTTCTAAAATATAAGTTTGATAATTATTAGCACGTCTCAGGCCGAGGTAACTAGCAGTGGTCCAGATTGGTGTTCTGGCAAATGTTACATCTGCAGTAAACACTCCTGTGCCTGATTGCATTATAGCGTTGTCTGCTCTTAAAAAGTCATCACCTACAACAAATATTCTAAATTTACGTTGTGCCACAGTGTCTCCGTCTGTTACACTGACAATAAATTCATAGTTTCTGTTGAGTTTTTTCGGCAAGGCCGCGCCGCTGCTGTAATCATAAAATATACTGTCATAAACAAAACTATCGTACCCATTGGTTGATCGTTGACCAAAATCATAAGCCACGGCATCATACAAACTATTGCTATAGGATCCGTCACCGTCATCAACTTCAACTACCAACAGCGGTTGTATAAACCCAGTGATGCGTCCTGATCTAGTCAGTATCAATCCTGGAGGTAATGAACCGTCGCCGCTGGAAATAAAATAAGTTAGTGTCTGATTTGCCGCAGTATCAAAGTCAGTGGCCTGCAACTGAAAATCTACAAAACTGTTGTCTATGATGAAAAAAGCATTGTTGGATCCAACTGGTAACAGCCCCTCATTGGTTTGCCATTCTGGTTCATCTGCGCCTGTAATGATCATTTTATAAGTGCGGTCGGCAAAGGCGGTGCCTAGGGTTGCTCGAATACAAAATTTAAATTCTGTTTCTCTGGGAACTTCGAACGGTGTGCCTTTGATACGATCTGCATCAATACGCAGTCCCGGCGGCAACTGACCTGAAATTACAGAAAACGTTAGACCTGTACTGTCTTCAAAATTATTTTGATAAGACACTGGCAATTGAAAATCCAACGCAGTGCGCTCGGCAATAGTGCCAAAACTGTAATTACTTTGTTCGGTCCATATTTCTAAAGGCATCGAAATTCCTTAAACTACCACGGTCCATACATTGTTGATATAAATCATAAGATGTTGAAGACCATCTCCGCCACCGTTCCATGAGGTACCGTCACACACTGCTATCTTGCCTGCTACTCCAGTGGGCTGAGTATCTAGTGGCGGCATAGTCATGGTGCTGGCTTTGAACAGTGTGCCATCTATACCAACACTACCAGTGCCATTAGCAGGAATTGCTAAATTTTGATTAGTTGTTAATGCTGTGATCGTGTTTACTCTCCAAGTACCTCCTGATGCTAATTCTGCACGAACGGCCAGCGAGGTTCCGTTGTTTGTTGCTAATGAAATCTTTGTAGGTACCTGTCCACCAGCCGGGGCCCCATCAACAAGAATCGAAAAGGCCGCACCCCCTACATACGTGGTGCCATTGTGTGCCAAGAATCCAATATCGGCCAATCCGTCTCCATTTTGCACAGCAGTTGATGCTGTACCAGTGCCTCTCGATCTTACAAAATTAAAATTGACTGCATCAGAAGTGTTATGATGTTGTGCAAATGTAAAACCTTGTGCAAACGTGTTACTATAACTGTTTCTAGTAATATATAGATTACCGTCAATTAAATCGCTATTTCGTCCTATGGCTACTCGGGTATTCGAGGTAATATTTAATTCACCGGTTTTTTGTATATTGCCAGCATCGTTAATTGTTAACAATCCTTGTAACAATATATCACCAGTGCCACCAGGATTGATAGCAACGTTGGCATTGCCAGCACTGGTAATGGCAAATCCGTTGACATCTAAATTTCCTCCCAATTGAGGTGTGGTATCGTTGACAATATCGTTTAATCCGCTACCAGAAACTAACGTTCCTCCTGCGGTGGTCCCGTCTCCGACATAGACTAACTTATTATCTGTAGTATAGATTAATTCTCCAGCAACTGGCACTATACTAGTTCGTGTTCCTGAAGTTCCTCGTCGTAATTGTAAAGCCATTTTTGTATCCTAAATATTAAAAAGATCCTAGATCTAATGTAAACCCCACCGGGCTAGCAAATGTACCAAAATCTAAATTGCCACCGCCACCTGCTGCTACTGATCCTGGAACCCAATTAGTTCCGTTCCATACTAATGCTTGTCCACTTGTAGGAAGACTAGTTGCAGTATCAACATCCACCAGTGCATTAATACTTGACGTTGTATAAACACCATTAGTAACAGTACCGGCATTACCCGTAACATTGCCCGTAACATTACCAGTTACATTACCAGTTACATTACCAACTAAGTTTCCACTTAAATTTCCAGAAAGACTTATATCATTGGCATACAAGGTATTGACCACTGTTAACAAATCAACAGTGCCCTGTGTTGCATCAAAGTTTCCGTATATAGTGCCTGACACTGTGAAGTCGTTGGCAACTTCTCCGTTGTGCCCTAGCCCTACTATGCCACTTACACTGCCCAGATCTACTCTAACAGCACTTTGACCAATAAACACATAATTTGCAGTTTCGTTAAAAACATAAGCACTGCTATTGGTAGTTTTTAATCTGCCGTTGTTGGTGATTACAATATCGTCATTGACTTGCAATTCCCCAGCCACAGTAGTAAGCCCTGTTGTTTTACCAATGTTTAAAAAGTTCGCTGCCGCGGCAAGATTCACTGTGGTAGCAGTAGTATTGACTAAATTAAAAGTGGTAGCAGTGGTTGTTAGATCACCGCCGTTAACAGCAACATCACCAGTGCTGGTCATAGAACCAGTTATGTTGACATTACCTGTTCCTGTAACATCAAATCCTCCCAGTACTAGATTTCCGCCTAGTTGGGGTGCTGTATCTCTAGTGATGTCGATAATACTAGTCACTGTGATATTATCAGTATTTTCTACCACAGTGATACCGGTACCAGCCACTACAGATCTCAACTGTAAATTATCACCAATTTTTTCTTTAAAAACTCGTGCGCCCGTACCAAGATTGTTGGCAGTGACTGCACTGGTAAGATCTAAAAATTCAAAATTTGCATTGACTTTTTCAAAGGCCGTGCGTAGATCATCTCCAGTGTTGGAATTAGCATAGGTTCCTAAATTAACTGTTTGAATCGCCATAATCCGCTCTCTTTTATATATTTACCGTTTTTTGAAGTTGAACGCCACGCTGATTCTAACCTGCTCGCTAGTGTTGGGCCTTACTCTATGCTCTAAACTACCAGGAAAAACTAGCAGATCACCTGCTTTAGGACTTTCTGTCCAATATGCGCCACCCTTCTTGAACTCTATAAGACCCGCAGGCACACTAACATACAGCACACCTACTCGTGCCCACTGACTGTGACTGTGCCAACCTGTGCCTTCACCCTGTAGGTTTGCATTAAACCACCATGTGTCTATACTACCCGCTTCTGCTTCAACTGCCCTATATGTTGATTCAAACCATGGAAAAGGCTGACCAGTATACCCTATACTCTGCCAGCCTGCTCCGTACCTGCGTCTATAGTCCAAACCACGCTGATGTTGTATCAGTTCTGCCAACCCTGCGTCAACTGCCAGCCTGCGTTGTTCAAACATCAATTACCAATAGAAGTTAAACACATGTGAAGTGCTGGTATTGCCGGTCAATCCTGTAGGATTGTATGTTATGGTTCGACCACCGTTTAGGTCCAACTGATTTCCTGCCACAGTTCTAGTGCCAAAGCCTGCTATGTTGCTGGTTATTCTAGCCCCGATTGGTATGGCTGTGGCCTCTGCAAGTCTAGGATCATCTACAAGACAGTATGTAGTGCCAAAGGTGCCGCCACTATAAGGATGTACTAATCCAGTGAATGTGTTCGGGAACTCTTCACTCACAGTTGTACCGTTGTTGACGATAGTATGTCTAGCACCAGTGAAGTTTACTGTGGTCACGCCGCCCCATCCGGGTGAAACATTTACTCCCCAATTATCGGGATCTGCTGTGAACACTGGTGCGGTGACTATACAAGTTGTGGAATCGCTAGTATTTGTTACGGTATTTCCTACTCGAACTTGTTTATCTAAATTAGGATACGCTGACTTGGAAATAAAGATAGTGGTCAGATTGTTAGTGACTACTGATACATTATTCAACTCATAATAGGATGTATCAGACAACGGGTAACCCAAGTCCAAGAACAATCGAGTATCTGATTCAACACCATAAGTCACTGTGGAAGTAAATGCCGCGGCATACTTGGCCGTGTTACTGATTCTAACCATGGCCATCTTGCCATCAAAACT